ATTCACTGGAGGTTCAAAAATATGCACATATTTCACGTCAAACAGATCAATACCCTCTTTGAATCCACTGTCCATAATGATAAAACGTATGTTTTCACCGTGTACATTATCAGGTCGTTTATTGTAATTCGTCAACATTTGTTTTTTTGTTACCACATTAATCGGTTGATCAAAAACATCAACTGAAGAAAGCAGATAAAAATTGTTACTCTTTGTTTTACCTAGCTGATAATCACTCAATAATTCGATTTTGTCGAAACGCTTTTTAGCAGATTTCTTTTTAGGACTTCCATCTCCTCCTGCGATTTTTTTTGAAATTGTTTTGGGTGATTTTTCGTCGTTTTCGATTTCTTCTTCAGATTCTGATTCTGATTCTTCCAATATTTCTTCTAATGACTTAAAAGATTTAGGTAGTTTGGCTTTTGCCATAGCAAGTGGTGGTCTTGGCGTGTCTGCTCTCGTTTTTTTCATTACAGGATTATTTTGCATAGGAGTACCGTCACGTTTATCCCCCTTTTTTTTCGCAGTGTATCCTAAATTGAAATCACTTGCTAAAAATGCAGATGCTAACATTCTTGCTCCTTGATTAGACGATTTTACGTCACAAAAAATAAAATGTTTGTAATATTTTTTATCACGTTTCATATCGGCTTTATCCAGATCTTTAATTTTTTTGAGAAGAGCGTGTAATTTGGGGGATTGATGTTTAATGGCTTTTAGTAATAGTTTTGAGTCAAATGTTTCTGAATCTAATTTGTATTTTGGATCTGATTTAGTCCAGTTGCTTTTTTTTCGAATACAATCAGATTCATATACCATTTCACTATATGTATCATCAAAATCTTCTAAATTCTCCATATATATAATAAAAATATATTTAGTAACACTTTCTATTGCTCAAAATAAAAGTATCTCGTTATACTATATTACAATGCCAACTCCAACATCAAGTTCAAATCTAGGAGGACCTTATAGAGGATTTTCAGCTACTCAAACATTGTGTAATTTTAAAGATGGAGAACAATCATCAACACGTGCTATATTAAGAAATAGTTGGAATACAGCTATGATTTCTGGTAGTACATATAAAGGAAAAGCACGCGTACAAACACCCTTTCGTGTAACGACCCATTCCGGTGATTTCTTAGGACGTAAAAACTACAAATGTGGCGGTCCTACTGGTATGAGTAAGTCTTCTATTGGATGGGCTGGAAGCAAAATTTACTTGGGATCAAAAATCAACAATTGTGATGGAACAGGTATTGAAGGTGCTTCCGGAAATGTTAAGTTCGTTTATGATTCATCTGATTATTCTACTTACAAAAGACAAAAAGCTATCAATCACAATTACAACGATTTAAAGAATGGTGGTGACGATCACAATGCATCTTATGTACCATTAATGCACATCAGACGTTAAATATTAGTAAATTATTATTTGTAATAACACTTTTAAAAAGGGAATATTAACATATTATTTCATATGTTAATATATAGTTTTTTCAAATGAGAATGCAATTACTTAGAAATCCAATAAACAATGCAGATTCAAATCTACCAAAAGCAATGCCTTTAAAAGATAGTACTTCTGACGGAACTAGTAGTTTTTCAATGAGTAGAATGTCTTTTTATCGTGCGAAAGATTTAAAAGAAACAGAAAATAAAAAATGGTACGGAAACAGTAATGATAGTCATAGCCGTGCAATTAATGGTCATATACATCATCGTTTAGATTTTCACAATACAGTATTTAATGGAGAAGGTGAGACTACATCTTTTACAACAAACGATCACACTAATAGACAAGTATCAAGACAAGCATTGATGAGAACAAGAAGTGGAGGAGCACGTGTTCCTGCAAAAGTAACAGGTACGCGTCGTATTCTGTAAATGTCGCCAACATTTATTTCCTAGTATAATTTATATATAAATGTACGCATATTTAGCAGAGTTCTTAGCCACTTTATTTTTCGCTTATATTGTTATCGCAACAGGTAATCCTTTAGCCATTGGAGCTGCTTTAACCCTTGTAATATTATTGAGTTATCGTTTTAGTTCTGTTACAGCCAATCCTGCTATTACTATTACATTAGCTGCCGCAGGTAAAATTGCACCAAGTGAAATTGTACCATTATGTGCCGTTCAAATCTTAGCAGGGTTAGTAGCTTTAGAAGTATACAAACGTTACAACCTATAAATAATTTATACCTTTCCTTTGTTATAAATTATTTTTTTCCTAATTTAACCATTTTTAAAACAGAATTAAATTTAAACGCTCGAAACATGCATTTATACACTACAAAAAATATTAAAAAAATCATAGCAATGATAAATAAATACGCACTATAATTCACAAATTGGTTTGATCCATAGGGTGTTAAATCTTCATCGCTATCCATTGTTGTAAATCCTTCTAATTTTTCAACAGAATCACACGGTCCATAAAAATCAAATCCAGAATATCTAACAATTTCCAGGGCGAACCGATATCTATATCTCTCTAATAACTGCAGTAATTTTTTATAATCTTTCGAATCTTCATATTTATTTACTGTACGCGCACTTCCTATACCTAAATTTGTATCTGTCCATCCAGCGCCAAATGGTAAACTCCATTGTTTTACACGATAACATAAATTTTTATCAGGTATACCAGGTACTTCTAATTCTTTGGTATTAGTTTTATTTTTATTTATTTCATTAGAAATAGAATTAAACACGTTTTTTACAGATATATCTGGTAAATTACGATTACAAACTTCAGAACGTTTTTTATCAATACTTGGAACGTCTGATACCTTGTTTTCTTCAAATATACTGTAAATACATTTTGATGGAATACGAACACTTCTGGCTTTTTTGTTTGATTTTTTTTCATCGTCGTCATCTTCCTCGTCTAACGTTTCTTTTGGAATAACTTTACTTGGGTCCAAACCTTTATCCGTCATTTTTTTTCGAATGGCGCTTGGTGCAACCCCTGTATCATACATTTTTTGAAATTCAGCATAAAGGATCGGATCCAATACCACACGTGGGTCAAGACCTTCGTTTTTCATTTTTGGTACAATAGCACTTTCTGCAATTCCCATTTTGAGTAGTTCTGAATATTTATCATATTTTTTCTGTATTTCCGGAGGATAGTTTATCGGTTTTAGTGGAGGAGCTACTTCTTTATCAGCTATTTTTTCAAGTTCGCCCGAACAATTATACCGCATATTAATAGCCTTTTTTATAAAAAATAAAATATTTTCCTTTCGGTTATCATGTAAATATTTACGGGTCTCATTTTTAAGTTGAACTTTTAACCCTTTTTTTTTTGCTTTATCAAAAGCCTTTTTTGACGATTCACTTTGGGATTTGATTTTGTTTTTACTTATACTCGAACTACTTGATGATTGACTTTTTGCTCGTTTTGGACCCTCATTTCGCGCTGCATCAGCCGTTGATAAAACATCATCTGAAGACTTTTTCGCTTCTTCACTAACCGCAGTTCCCTGTTCATCCATTGCAGCGGACGTTTTTTTAGCTTGTTCGCTCCATTCCCCTGGATGCATATCGCCTCCCATATAATCATTTACATTTACAAATCCTTCTTTTATTGCCTTTGGATCAATTGATTCACGGTCACTAGCAGTCAACCAACCAGATACTTCGGTATTTTTATTATCATTAGAAAATACAGTTACTTTACTGCAAATTGGTAACGGAACATTACTAATATCTTTAAGATAATCAGTAGAGTCATTCGCATATTCGGTAGGAAGGTTATTGCTGATATCATTAAACATTTCTTCACCATTTATGGTTTTAAGCGATGCTAACAAAGAATAAATGAGACCAGTATTTCCATCTTTGGTTGTTTCCATAGCGGTGCTATTCACATTATCTATTAAAACAGATCGGGTATGACTCTTTGTTTTATCATTCTTGTCTAAACATTGACTATTTGTATTTATAAAATATCGATTTCCTACCAAATTAGGAGAGTCTTTGTAAACAGGAGATTCTCCTTTTACAAGTGCATCTGCATAGTAATTAATTAAATATTTAGAATTTTGCTTCATTTCTCTAGGACTTTTATAAAGTTCTCCGTAATTTTCGAAATTCGGATCAAATTTATTATATACATTATATTTATCGTTTTTGGAAGTCATTATATATTCTTCATATAAATAAATTTATATACAAATAAATTTATTTAGACAATATATATATAATGGTTAAAAAATTTGCACTGTCTGAAATATGGAGCATTAACAAAAAAAATAACGCTAACTCTATTTCCCAAGATATTTTAAGTTCAATAAAAATCAAAAATCATTATTTAAATAATTTTGACTGGGAAAAATATTTAGAACAATATCCGGATTTAAATGAATTAATAGATGATATAAATGAACAAACTCTTTATAAACACTGGATAACAATCGGAAAAAATGAAAATCGATGTGCCGGAAAAGTAAATTCACAAGAACCATTTGAAATATTTAACCACGAATCTTACCTAAATAATAATCCTGATTTAATTGAATTAGATGATCATTTTAAATTATATGAACATTGGTGCAATAATGGTATAACTGAGAACAGAATAGTAACAACCATAGAAACAATATCTAATCCGTCGGATACGGTGGAAGAAATAGAGATTATTGATGATATTGATATATTTGAAGACAAAAATGCGAATGATTTATGGATTGATACATTGTACAGGTTAAAAAATGAATTTGATTGGAAATTTTATTTGCAGTTTTATAAAGTAGAATTAATTCCAGCCGGCATAATAACCCATAGTCAAAGTTTTATTCATTGGTTAATGCACGGACACGAAGAAAAAAGACTTGGAAAAAATATGGATAGATTTATTAAAAAACAAATACAAGCAAATGAAAAAAAAGAATTATTAAACAATGAACAACAACAAACGAATAAGGAAAATGATACACCTGCAGATAAACAACCTACAGATAAACAACCTACAGATAAACAACCTACAGATAAACAACCTGTAGATAAACAACCTGCAGATAAACAACCTGCAGATAAACAACCTACAGATAAACAACCTGTTACAGAGAGCTTCGAAAATGTAGACGCAATACCAATTTATGTTATTAATTTAAAAGAAAGAATAGATAAAAAAATTGAAATTATACATCAAATGAATAAATTAGGTATAAGCGATTATAATTTTTTTGAGGCGTGGGATAAAACGAAACCCATAGTTACATCCAAATATAAAGAGTATATTGATGGTTACGATAAAGGCAGTATAAAACGAACTATTTTTGAATCCAATTGGAAATCAAAGGTAATTAAATCGATTGGAGCTATAGGTTTAATTGTGTCAACTATCGAATTATTTAAAGAAATAGAAAAAAAAGGATTAGACAAAGTAATTATTTTAGAAGATGATGTACAATTACATAAATCGTGGAACTATATGTTAAGATCAATAAAATCAGTATTAAATGATAAAGAAATACTTTATATTGGATATAACAATCATAAAAAACATATTAATGAATTATTAGTGGGTTGTAATTCAACTTTAGCAAAAGTTATTCCTGAAGATCGTAGTTTATATGCATTTTATGGTACGTTTGGATATATTTGTTCCTCTAGTTTTCGAAAAAAAATAATAAATCTAGGAATTGATTGGTTTATTACAAACAATGCTACTATTGATTATGGTTATAATATATTGAATTGGACAAAACAAATAACACAATATGTTGCAACAGGAGAGCCTTTAGTATTTCCAGATGTTTTTGATCCTGAATGTATTAATAATAAACGTGAAAATAAAGAACAATTTTATCTTGACCGATTCATAAAATGTGAAAATTACATCGCAAAACCAGAAACCGATATATCTTTTGTTTTTATAGTTCCCAGTTATAATAATGAAGAGTGGATTGAACGTAATATGAATTCAATGATAAGCCAAACGTATAGAAATTGGCGATTAATCTATATAAATGATAATTCCGATGATAAAACTCACGAAAAATACAATGAATTGAGTAAACCTATTTGCAATAAGTCGGTATATATTCATAACGATAAAAAATACGGGCAAGCATTTAATAGATATCGTGCTTATAATATGTGCGAAGACAATGAATATTGTATATTATTGGATGGTGATGACTGGTTATCAAATAAATATGTATTGCAATATTTATCGATTTTCATTCCTATGTATGATTTAGATCTAACGTATGGTAAATTTTTATGGTACATGGACAATACAATACAAAACTTCAATTTTCCAAAGGATTATAGTGAGAAAACAATAGCAGACATTTCTTACAGAAAAGATTCTTGGCGTGCTATGCATTTACGTGTTATTAAAGCACAACATCTGAAATTTGTAAATCCATTAGATTTTCTACAAGACAATGGAGATTTTATTATATGTTGTACTGATTTAGTTGAAAGTTTTGCTGGACTAGAATTATGCAAAGGAAGACATAAAATGACTGATGAAACTCTAATGATATACAATAAGGCAAATTCTGTTAATTATACAACTTCTCATTATAGTGATGTCGATAAAGAATTAAAACTGGCGATACAGAAAACAGTTAGAAGCAGAACACCCTATTTAAGCAACATACGAAAAGACAGTGTAATCATAGTAGATATTGAAGAAGATAATTATAAAAAAATGATTGAAAAATATAAAAAAGATTTTGTTAACAAGGCTGATCTATTTTTAGTAATAGGTAATGAAATTCATTTTTATATTAATAAATTGAATAGTTATAATAATATACAGTATATGACTTAAAATATTATTTAATTATAATATAAATGAAATTAGATAATATAGAAAGATTTTTATTAGAAAAAAAAATAAAAACAATTGTCGTTCACGGATTAGTATCATCAAATCATACGCATCAATATATTCACGACGCTATATATAAAACATTTGAGTATATATTAAATCATTTAGATTTAGATATAAAATTATTATGGTGTAATGATGATGAATATTCGTATAACATTTATGATTTAGATACAAATTATTTAATATTCTCTAGTCCACATTACAATACAGATATGTTTTTACCTATTATAAAAAATGCGTACTATATTTTACATTATAGAACTCATAATAAGGTAACAAATACAATTATAACAAAATACAATGAGTTATTAAGAGACAAAAAAGCCGTCAAATACATTGAATATAGAGGTGGTCCAAATGGTCATTTTAATAAAAGTTGCGTGAGATTTTTAGAAAACAATTTTTTCTGGAGATATTACCGTCTTCCAAAAGATCAGGAAATAGACGATATAGATGATAATAGGAAAAATAATTACACGTTTTTAAGTCAACCTACAAATGAATTACATATGTCTTGGGCAACAAACATTTTTCCCGAAGATATTGATAAAAATATACAATTAGTAAAAGACGGAATAAAATTAATACCACAGTCGTATTTTTGCGGAACAGTTTGGAAGACAAATATAAATGAAGTCAATAATTGGAAAACACGGTGTTTAATGAGTAAACTGAATTGTATTTTTGAACAAGAAACGGATGAGTTAGAACATGAGCGTAAAATAAGAGAGTCGTTAATCTCCCCCTCATTTCAAGGAGCTTCACAAAGAGAATCGGATAAGTGGTTTTATATACCTTGTCGTATATTTAAAAATATTAGTTATGGTAGTTTAGGTATATCTAATAATCCAGGTGTTCGCCTATTTTTTGGAGATTTTTTATTGATTTATGATAATAATATACAAAAATTATTTAAAAAATCACTAGAATATCGAAAATATATAGAAGAAAATCAATCAGAATATATAGAGGAAATGGTAGAAGTAATGGAATTTGTGCGAGATCATCATACATATTTAAACCGAATCGATGCCTTGATTCAATTTGGATTTTATTAAAATCTATTATTATTGTATAAATGCATATATACAATACATATATAAAAGTTAAAGATATTTATAAGAATATTTTTAAAAAATTACCACGTTATAGTGTGTTTAAAGAAAATAAAAAAAAAGAGGTTTTTGATAATGATCCATTAACACCCGACGAGAAAAAAGAAATAGACACTCTTATATCTGAAAATAAATTCAAATTTGGATATGATAAAGATGACAGTATGGTTTTAAAATATATTATAAAATATAGCACTTCTTGTACTGATACAGAATCAATAAGGGCAGAACACTCAAAAAAAATTGGTGCATTTGAGTTATTTTCTGGAACAAAGTTCGCTGACTTAAAAGAAAAAATAGATAATATAATTAAATTTTTTTATTATTACCCAACAATTACTGAATATATAGGTTATTCATTGGAAAATTTTGTCGGTGTACCTATTGACTATGTATCGGGTCCAGATACATTTGATTGGGA